AATGGGAATTAAACGCAGTTTTAGCAGACAGCGAAAACGAATATTTTGATGAAGCAATTTTGATAATTAACTATTGGTGGAACGGTTGGGATGCAATAAAAGCATACAGCGAAACGGTAACGGAAGAAACAGCGCAAGACCCAATAGTGTTTGTTTCTTCGATTTAGTAAGCAAAAAATGTTAATTTTGTAACAATATTGAAAGAATGAACTTACCTAACCCAACATACCTTAGTTTTTTCCCGTCCCATTTAATTGACCCTAATTTAAAGGGGAAACAATGGTTTGCTCAATATTGCCAAGCCGCCTACAATGCGTGGGTGAAAAATCAATATGTATTACAACGTAGAGCAGATTGGATAAGCAACCGAAAGTACGCTGACGGAAATCAAACTACGCAGAAGTACATGGATATGTTGGCAAGGGTAAAGGACAACGAGGGGAGAAGGGCAACGTATTTAAACTTAGATTGGAGCATTGTTTCCACGATACCAAAAATTAGAAGAGTAGTGATTAACTTCCTACTCAAATTGAACTACGATATTATCGCAACGGCAGTAAACCCCGAAGCGGTAAACGCCAAAGAAACGGTAAAGATTAGGACGTGGGCAGAAAAACAATTACAGCCCTTTTTAGCGCAAGTTGAGGCGCAATCGGGTGTTCCATTAACCAATCCCGAATTAGATATTATACCCGAAGTAAGAGAAGAATTTGAAATGCTATTTTCTATGACCTACAAGATGGCAGAGGAAATGAAAATAGAATTAGCAACAAAGCACATTCTCGACAAAAATAGGTTCAACGACATACACAGAAAAAACATTGAGGACGCTTTCGATTTAGGATTGGCGGCTTCTAAAGTGGAAACAAATATCTTTACCAAAGAAATTGACGTAAGATACGTTGACCCCGTGAACCTTTTGTTCGACAACTTTAGGGGCAAGACGGGCGGAATGGGTGACGGAGATATTGAAAGAATAGCCGAACTTCGTGCGGTGACTATTGCTCAATTAAAACAAGAAGCAGGAAGTCAATTTACAGACGAGGAATACGAGCAGATAGCAGCACAAGCACAAAACAGTTACAACCAACCTTTCGCTCCAAACAACGCCACACAACCTTACGTCAATACAGATGCTAACTTCGGTCAATGGCAGAACTACCAAGTAGTGATTATGGACATTTATTTCATCAGTACCGACAGATACAAGATGAAAAAAGTCAAGTCTAGCGATGGGGAAATGGTGTACCAAAAAGGCTTCAATGCTAAAATGGGCAAAAGCACCGACTACAAGGAAGGGCAAAAAGTAGAAAAAGAAATTTATCCCGTAGATATAGTATCGGTTTACAAAACAAGTTGGTTAATCAACACCAATTATGTGTACAACTACGGCAAAATGTACGACATTCCTAGAGATAAAAGAAACCCTAGAGAATGTTCATTGCCTATTAAAATATACAGAAGCGACAACAAAAGTATCTTAGAGAGTATTCTTCCATTTGCGGACGCTATTCAGTTGAGTTGGTTGAAGTTGCAGAACCTAAAAGCAACGGCACTACCAAAAGGATTGATGATTAACTTGGAAGCGTGGGATAATGTTATGGTGGACGGAAAAATAAAATCCACAGAAGAGTTGTTCCAAATGGCTACCGAAACGGGTATCGTATTATATCGTGGTACTTCTACGATGGACGAGAGCGGGCGGATAACAGGTAAACCTATCGAGGAATTAGACGGTGGACTAGGGCGACAATTTACCGAAATCATAGCAGACTTGGACTACAATATGCGAATGATATACGAGGTAAGCGGTATCAACGAGGTGATGGCGGCAAGCAACCCTGACCCGAATATGTTAAGTGGTGTGGCGAAACAAGCGGTATCTTCTTCGGAGAACTCGTTGGGGAGCATCTTAGACGCAGTTACAAATATCCACGAGAGATTAGCTACGGATATATCATTGAAGCTACAAATAATGCTTAAGGATAAAACTATTGGCGTATATGACAAAGCATTAGGCAAGATAATAGAGGTCGGTGAAGAAGTAAGCCCTATGACATTTGGTATTGCATTAGAGCCATTGCCTACCGAACAGCAAAGAAGAAAAATGGAGGAAATGATAATGAGTTCCGTTATCAATCCTAACAACCCTACTACGGGCGGTCTGTTCGTGGACGATGCTATTCCATTGATTACGGAGATATATAGTGGTGTAAATCTTAAAGTAATTATGCGCAAGTATTCTTACTTGTTAAAGAAGCGCAGAGATGAGTTCATGGCGAATGAGCAAATGAAGATTAAGACACAGAGTGACGGCATTGTACAGCAAACCCAAGCGTCAACAGAAGGGCAAATGCAAATGTTACAATATGAGCGTGAAACAAAACTAGCTGTAATACAAGCGGAAGCCGAAGCGCAAATAAGGGTGTTTAAAGAAACACAACCGTACAGAAACGAACAAACAATAATAAGGTCGGAAACCAAAAAAGGAGAGAAAGCATTTGAGGCGAGTTTGCCACCGAAATAATTATTCTCCGTTATCTACAAACCTAACACCTACAAGCCAAAGAAAACCCGCTAAGTCAGTAGCACAGTTGGCTACTGTATCTTCATCCATATCGGGAAAGTAGTGATGCAAGTATTCATGTATATAAACGTCAAGTTTACGAACACCTTTCAAACGCTTATCAATATGTATTTCCTCACCATCTTGAAAGTAAAGACCATCGGCTTTATGTTTGCCTAATTTGCGTACAATAACTTTTGGAAGTCTTTTAGGTGTTGGCATCTTTGGATTTTAATAGGGTAAACTCTAACATCTTTAGATAGGTACGATTTGATATTTTGTAGAACTTACGGCACGAATTACATTTCATGTGGCGTTTAATATACCCCATAGCCGTTGCGTCCGTGTGGGATAGTTGAACATTTTTACTTGCACATTCGGGGCAATGCCATTTTTCACCACCTTTAAGGACTGCCATATTTGTGTTGTGGTAAATATATGGAGATATAGCGAAGTAAACGTCCTCAAGAACAGCAACATCTTGAACGCAGTAGTCAATCATTTTCTTTAATGAGGCTTTATTTTTATGTTCGCAAATGTCAATCCACAACTTCATGCCCTCATGGTCAAGTTTGCGCCCTACATTCAAAACTTTTCCCAAGTAATCTAACTTGTTGCTAGGAAATCTAAAGTATTGTCTTGATTTTTTTAGTGTATCGAGGGTGCGGTAAATGGGAAACATTAAATTGCCCGTTAAAATAGCTCGTGTGCGCAATTCTTTGATGTCGAATTTGTCGCAGTTGTGCATTGGGTATCCTGCCCCAAAAAATGTTTTGCTACTTGTAGAGAATACAGCAACTTCTTTCATCCCAACTTCTTCTATTTTTACAACGGTAGCTACTTCTAAATTCTTACCTTTTAGAAAGCCTAAATTATTCCAATCTATTTTATGGATAAATCTGTCAATCTCATATTTCCCAATAACCTCCATTGTTTTGAACTTACCTCCATTGATACCCGTGTATAGTGTATCGCCTTTACCTAATCCACCCGTTTTTGGTTTTCTTTTTTTGCATAATTCTAAACCTAGTTCATCGCAAATTCTTAATGCTTTATCCCAAGTCACACCTGCTCTTTGGCAAAAATCAATAGATAAACCTGCTTCACCTCCCATCTTTAAAGTTCCTTCTCCGCTTATAAATCCACTAATCCAACCGCCATTATATGTGTTATCTCTTTCCCACGGGTTAAAATACTTCATAACTCTATTGCCTACTACTAATTCTTGAGAACTTCTCCATCTTTGGTTTCTATCCTTTATTCCTAAACTAAGCCAAAAGTGGTCTTTTGTTGTAGTAACTTCGTCACCATTATCAAAAGTAACTTTTATACATTCAGCCATTTTTTTAGAGAAGTCAGTAACCTTTGCTTCTTTTAACTTTCTGTATCCATTACCATTCCACTTACCGTCCTTATTTCTGCAAGTTGTATTTGGCGGTGTTTTTTCTTCAAAGCCACCAAGAGTATCTCCTTCTTTTAAATCACCTGCTTTAACCCATCTAAAATCCGATGTTAGCACGGGCGTATTGACCTCCACGCAATTGTGGGCTACAATCTCGTCAGCGTCCTTAATTACTTGAATAAAATCTTTGATTAACTTGGTGTCGTCTTGATTTTCGTCCCACTTTAGAACGTGGACTTTATCTTCGTACTGCCACTTGTAGGCAATGCAGATAATTTTCTTCTCTCTTAATATGTTGTCAGGGTTGATATTAACTTTCCAAAATTGAAAGGTAGGCACTAAATAGTAAGACGTTTCAATATCAAAAAATAATCGCTTGATTTCAGATGTCTGCTTCTTAATATTTGACTTTGCGAGGAACGTCCCTACTCTACGCCTAAAGGTTTCTGCTTTTGTTTGTAGGTTAAATTTTTTCATAACCTCATCCGCAATGTGGGTTATGTTCTGTGTGCTTTCGTATCTTACTCTAATGTACTCTTGAATTTCTTTTGTGAGGACTAGGCGAGCCATAGCTTTATATTTTAATGTATAGCAAAGGTAGTTATTAAATTTGTTAAAAAGTGTTATATTTGCATCAAACTTAAATTATATGTTAGATACAATGCTAGAAGATATGGGTGCTGTACCCGATGTTCAACAACAAGTTGACCCCGTTACACCGCCCGTTGAAACAACACAAGTTCAGCAAGTAGTTGAACCTATTGACACCGTTCTTTCAATTAATAATGACGAACCACAAACGGTACAACCAACCGCTAATAATACGTCAAACCAAGCGTCCGAAATGGATAGAGGTAAGATACTAAATGAGTTATTTGGTATTGACAACCCCGATACTATTAAGGAAAGACTTTTAGGTTATGACGAATTAAAAGCAAGTTCGGAAGCACCGAAGTACCAAACTAAGTTCGCAGAGTACATTGACCAATTAGTATCGCAATATGGCGACCCAAAGTCACAAACGGAAGCATTTAAGAACGCATTTGATGTTCTTACCACAGACGTAGCGACAATGGATAGCAAACAAGCTATTGCGTTTCAAATGAAGCAAGAGTACCCATCGTTAGGTAGCGAAGAGATTGACTTGCTTATTTCTAGTAAATACAAGTTAAGCGAATACGCTTCTGATGATGAGCAGCGTCTAGGTCAAATTCAAATGAAGTTGGACAGCGAGAAAGCAAAGACCGCAATTCGAGAATTGCAAATTAACACTTTGAAGGACGTTCCCAACAAAACAAATGAGTTAAAAGCCATCGACACCGAGAAGCGCAACTTGGAATGGAAAACTAAAACAAATGAAGTAGTCGCCAAGATTAATTCTTTTGAGTTTGAAGTTGACAAAGGCAAGAAAGTTAAATTTGACATCCCACAAGCAGACAAGGCATTGTTGTCCGAAATTGCTTCGCAGGTTGCTCCAAGTTTTTCTCCTGATGCTAATGGAATGGAACAAGTACAAAAGATTGTTGAAATGACTTACGTCTACAACAAGATGAGTAACTTGATTTCTAACTCATACAAAAAAGGATTGAGCGAGGCAAACGCTGAATGGGAAGCTAAAGTGAATAACCCTAGTGGTGGCAAGAACACCGCCCCCGTAGGAGATTTCGCTAAAGCCAAAACAGCAGACGAACAATTTGTTGAATTTGTGGCAAATCTTAGATAGTAAACAATAATTCATAACCCCCTAAAACCAAATAAAAATGGCAGGAGCAGTAACAGCACCAATTAACAATACATTGGTGTCCACATTCAACTTACACAAGCCCGAATACTCGAACTTTTTGTTCCGCAAGTACGGCAAACAAGGTTTCACAGCCTTTCAATTTTTGCAATCATTAGGTAACGTAACACCTGTTGCTCAAGAAAACTTCTACCACTTCGAGGAGAATTGGATAGCTAGTTCATTTACAACCACAGGCGGTTCAGGTGCGGCAGGTGCATCAGTAAACCTTACTGTTTCTGCTGCTTACATCGACACATTGGGTAACTACTACCCTCGTTTGAACGACATCTTGATGTTCGCTAACGGTGTTAAAGCGCAAGTAATTGCAGACAACGGTTCAGGTGTATTAACAGTTCGTCCTTTAAAGCAATCACAAGCAATTTCAGTAGCAGCCGATGAGCAAATCATCATCCCAAGCAACTCGTTTGCAGAAGGTACAGGTCAACCTGATGGTCGTGTGTCAGACGTATTCCGTTATGACTTTAATATGCAAATCATCAAAGAAACCATTTCTACCACAGGTACTGAATTGACCAACCAACTTTGGGTAAACTCAATTGATGGCACGACTATCAACGCATGGTTCGACAAAGCCAAGTCTATTGACTTAGATTACCGTATGGCACTTGCTATTGACGGTATGCTTTTGTACGGTACTAAAGCGGACAACACGGGCATCTTGGGAACTACATCAGAAGGTTTGGTAGACGCTGTAACTACACAAGGTGGTAACGGTACTTACACTCAAGGTTTGTTCTCTGTTGCATTGTTCGACCAAATGAACCGCTACTTAGACAAGCAACAAGCACCTAACGAGTACACAGGTCTATTAGGATACCAAGCGTTCCAAGATGTTGAAAATGCTTTGAGCAATGTGTTCACACAAAACCCAATCATCTTCGCAGGCGGAAACGGTAAAACATTAGGTCAAATGATGTACGGTGACATGGCTTCTAAGATTGATAGCAGCGTTGACATTGGTTTCCGTTCAATCACTAAGACTGACAGAACTTTCCACTTGTTGAAATTGGCGCAACTTAGCAACCCTCAATTGTACGGTGCAACAGGCTTTACCGAAGCATCTCGTATGATTTTCGTACCTCTTGACAAACCTACACAACCTAAAGGTGGACAAGTACCACGCTTAGGAGTTCGTTACAAAGAGCTTGGTGGCTACTCTCGTAAGATGGAAGCATGGTACACAGGTTCAGCAGGTAACTTCGGTTTCAAAACTAACGACATCGATAGTGTTCAATTGCATAACAGAACCCACATGGGTGGCGAGCAGTTTGGACTTAACGCTTTCTACCAATTTACTACATAGTAAGTTGTAAGTTTTAAAAAAAATAGATGGCTACTTCGGTAGCCATTTGTTTTTATATTAAATGTTATTATGTTTGCGCCAACAGTACCTCGATTGCTTCCCGTAAGAACAGCACACTAGCAGAGGTCATTTTCATGCGTAAACGAATAGCCCAAGTGCATAAGTTATGGCAGACCAACGAGGCAATTAATGGGGACGCTCATTTACCCTCGTTTTTTTATTTCATAAAATTTGTTAAATTTGCATCAACTTAAATTATAAAAATATGTTACTCTTAAACAGAACACCCGTAGCCCCTGAATGGCTAAAAGACCAATGTAAACTACTTGGTTTAGAACTTAAAAATTTACAAAAACCCACAACCTTCCGATTAGTCGAAAGCTATTGGCGCAAGGTGTATCAGATGGAAGTCAATTCTAATCAGATGCGTGAGCGAATGTTCGTTGCGCCCGAATTCCACATTGAGGCGACCTACTTGTACAGCAATAGACAAACGGGATTAACGGATAACCTAACGTATGTTAGGAATTTCATTCCCGACAATTCGGGTCATAACCAAAACGCTATTGAGCCGATTATCTTCGAGAGAGGGGTATTGGCGGTGGAAGAGGGGCAAGCGGATTTATTCTTCTTTTTATTGAACTCACCAATTAACAAGAACAACCCTAAATACGCTAACGGATTATCTAAGCCTAGCAAACCGTTCCAATTTACGCAGATACTACCCGATGTGGAAGCAAGTGATTTCTTGGATTACGAATTAGCTATTTCTAAAGCGGTGACAATGATTGGCGATGCTACTTCTAAGAACTACGTTAATGACGAAGCGGCTATCGCTTTGGCTAAGGCTTATGGTTACGGAAGTATGCTAAACAAAGGCAGAAAGGACATCAACAAGTTCTTGATTGAGAAAGCTAAGAAAAACCCGACTAAGTTGATTAGCGACTTGACAAGTGCGGCAACGGAAATCAGAGCGATATTGGCAGACGCTATTGCTCACGGCATTATTGTGCAAGACCTCCCTTACATTAAGTGGACTGACTTGGACAAAGGTAAGAGAAAAGCCAACAACGGTATCATCACTCAAGTGCCAAGCGGACTAGACCCATTAGACCACTTTGTAAATTGGATGCGAGAGAGCGACAATAGCGGTGTATTCAATCAATTAAAGAAAGACTTGGAAAACAAGAAACTTGCTTTAGCTGATACGGAAGCATAGTCTTACTGAATAAACGGAGAAGCCTCACTATAAACGGTGGGGCTTTTTTATTTAAGAATAGCCGTATTTTTCTTGCTATCAATTTGTATTTGGTGTCCATTTTTAGCTAATCTATGTACATACACCTCTGTTGACTTTACTGCAAATACTCCGTCCGCACCGTATATGTATTCGCTAATATCTTTGAACGATTTTTCTTTTTTATCAGAAAGGCATTGTAATATTAGCATTTCTATGTATCGTAACTTATTTGCCATCTCGCAAAACTACCAATTAATCAAAAATGATTTCGTTAAAAAGTGTTATATTTGCTTTCAAAAATAAGTCAAATGCCAATCACATCCGCCCAATTATCAAGCGCATTACGAGTTAAGAAAGAATTTAATTTGGTCAATGGAGATTTAGACTTGACTGATTTAACAAACTTCGCAGGGCTTGGCGTGATTGCGCCAAACACATGGGCTACTTTGGTTAAAATTGTTGACCCAACGGGCGCAGTTGTTTATCAAAATGCAGGATTTGACACCGATAATTACAATTCACCTGACTTTGATAATAACACAAATACGTTAGCAGAGAGTATCCCGACAGACGTTTTGGGTAACTACATTACGGGAACATATACTATTGACTTAAAATGCGAAGTAATACAAGGTGATGACACTATTTATGGTAGCGCAACGACTACTTCTTTTGTATGTGGTTGCACTACGGTGGTAAGTATTGATGTAGATGTGGACTACGCTACGGCAGTCATTACGACAACGGACACCACTAATTATGGTGCTTATGTTTCGTTGACAAGAAGCCACACCATTTACCCGCCACCGATTAGCGGACTACCTAGTCAGTCAACTTCTGCGACAACCAATGTGTACACAAATATCGTAACAACTACTTGGTCGGTACAGATTGAAAGCACGATTGTAACCTTAAAAGCAAACGACACATATACTACTTGTGAGGTAAGCGGAAGCAAAGAGTTCTTGGTAGAAGCCGATACATTGTGTAAGACATTGTGTGTATTGAAAACCTATCGTGCCGACTTGTTCAAAAAGTTTGGCAAGGTGAATACGGCAGAGATGGAACGTGCTTGGAGTTTGGCTATGGACGAATATGTCTTAGCAATACAAGCAACTAGATGTGGTCGCCCACAAAGCGAGGTGCAAGGGTATATTGACAAGGCTTATGCTATTTTGGGGCTAGACCCTACTTGTGATTGCGGATGTAGCGCAAATGACAACCCAACTCCCGTAGTACCTACTTCAATTATAAACGGAGAAGATGGCACGGATGGTGTAACACCCGAATTTCAGAACACGGGAACTTGGATACAAGTAAGTTATAATGAGGGAAGCACTTGGGTGAACTTGTTTAGCTTGGCGAGTGTGACGGGCGCAACAGGCGCAGCAGGGGCTAACGGATTAGATGGGGCAAGTGGAGCAATCGTACTTCATAATGACATAACAAATTCAACAACAACTACTAATGCGCTAGAATTACTAGCCAATAAAACATATCAATTACCCGCAGGAACGATAGCCAATAATGGCGACATACTTAAAATTCGTGCAAGATTTACCACATCGCCCGAAGTTGGGGTTAATATTAAAGAGTGCTATGTTTACTTAGGCGGTTCTGCTGTATCTATTTTTTCAGCGTTTACAAGAAACCAAACTCTTGCAGAAATTGAAATGTATATCACGAGGACAACCCCGACAGGCGGTATGATAGATGGATATTCAACTCTATCTGTTACAAATGCACCGCCTTTACTTTGGGTTTCTCCTTATAATCAAGTTCAGAAGTGGAATTTCCCTCTTGAAACAATAGCACCCACTTGGGCGGGCGCACTAGATATTCAAATATATGCAGATGATAATGGATACAATCCTATCACTTGTGAATTATTCCAAGTTGAAGTGGTTAAATACGGAACTCAAGTGAGTGCTTCTGCCGCCATATTCTACGGTGTACCATTTACGACAACTAATGCGGTTCAAACTTACCCTAACGTAATCGGTAGCTTTGGTAAGACAATTAGAAGGGTTTACTTAGATGGCGAGTTGCTAGATACTGCTGATTGGACATACGACAACACTACGGATATATTAACCTTTGTATTAGCAATAAGCGGAGCATCAGAAGTACAAATTGATTACCAATAAAAAACTAAAAAAATGGCAATAGAGCAAAATCAGAATTATCTCCATACGGGGGAAGTTGAGTTTCAAGGAGGGGTTAAAATAGTAAATGGCGCAGAAGGTGTCGGCAAGGTATTGACATCTGACGCAAGTGGTAATGCTTCTTGGACATCAAGTAGTGCGGGTGTTATACTAAGTGCTACTAGAGTAATTACAAGTGCAGAGTTATTGCAAATACACACAACGCCAATAGAATTAGTTGCCGCACAAGGAGTTGGTACTGTTTTATGCCCTATTCAAGTTGCTATTTCAATAAACTATAATACAACACCATACGCAACAGACACAGCATTAAGATTATTTTGGAACAATAACACAACACTATTGATTTCTTTTGGTGCTACGTTAGATAAAACAGCAGATTTTTATTTACAAAGAAGTGTACAGACGACTGCATCGTGGACGGGCGCAAATTTAGCCGAAAATGTAAATCTTGCTATTTCTACGGGAATATCAAATCCAACAGCAGGTGATAGCGATGTTAAAATTACCATACTATACACAGTAATAACAATATAAAAAAAAGAAAATGAGCAAAGTATTACCGATATATCCAATAACTTCACTAGGTGGAACATTCACCTTTGAGTTATCTACCTCCGCAGATGGGTTCTATGTGCAACCCGATGCTAGTCCTACGGTACTATCTGCTAACTTGGTATTCAACTTTAGTGGAACGCCTAGCGATAGTCAGCAAGTGGATGTGTATTTCTCAAACATTGATTTAAACGGGAATACGTTTACTATAAATGGCGAAACTATAAGCGAAGCAAATGCGTTAAACGGTGCTTTATATAGCTTCTTGTTTATAGACGGTGCTTGGGGGTTATCTGTAACTCAAAACATTTCTTTGCCTAATATATTAGATGGCGATATTCTAATTGACGGCTCAACTCCGATTACTAAACTCGAACCATTGACTTCGGGGCGCATTATAGTCGGTAGTGGCTCAAACGTACCAACCGCAGTAGCAGTAACGGGTGACGTTACTATTAGCAACGCAGGGGTAACAGCAATTTCTTCGGGAGTAATTGTTAATGCAGACGTAAACGCAAGTGCCGCTATTGACAGAAGCAAACTAGCAAACGGAACAGCAAGTCACGTTTTAATTAATAGTGGTGCAGGTGCATTTTCAAGCGAGGCAACCCTTTCGCCCGTGCGTGGTGGGTTAGGACTAGACGCAAGTGCCGCAACGGGATTTGTAAAAGTGAGTAGCGGTGTAACTTCAATAAGTTCGATTACCGAAACATTGATTGTACCTGTTAGCTTTGAAACGGGAGAAGTAGGAACTATCTTTGTTGACTTCCCTTACGCTTGTACTATTTCATCGTATCAATTTGTTTGCACAAAAGCGTTAGCGGGAACAGATGCAGGCACAATTCAATTTGCTGATAATAGTGGAACAAACATGACGGGAGGATTAGCTTCTATCCCCGCTTCAACAGCATTTGGGACTAGAGTTGGTGCGACAATTACGTCAGGAGGTAGCGTGGCAATAAATGACGACATAAGAATTACCACCGCCAAGACAACGGCAGGGGGCAGAGGGTTTGTTTCAATAACTTATACTAGAGTAGGATAATGAATGTAAATGATGTTTATTTGTTAATTTCCTTCCTAAGCGACAAAAGCCAATCTAGGCAGATTAGTTCGGATGAGTTCAATATCGCTATGTCTAGTGCTAACTTAGAACTGTTTAAGACAAAAGTAGGCATACCCGAAGAATACCAAGTAGGACAAGCAAAGTCTAGGCAAGAGTGGCAAGTAACGACTAAAATATCGGATGATATGCGTAAGTTTGTTACCGAAGTGGAGATTAATAAAGTAGGTGGTGTGTTTCCTTACCCAACTGATTACGGTGCGTTCAGTTCATTAAGATATTCAAGAATATTGAACAACGGTTGCGATACGCCCGATGTGAGAACAAGAACAATTGAATTAGTAACAGACGGTGAGTTGTCCGATAGATTAGACAACACGGTGGTGTACCCCGACTTCGAGTACCCCGTAGGTGCGTGGTACTCGGCAGGGTGGAAAGTGTTTCCAAAAATAATCGAGAAGATTGATTTGACTTATCTTCGCATACCCGTAACGCCCGTTAGAGGATACATACTAGACCCTGCAACGGACTTAACAACATACGACCCATTGACAAGTGTTCAAATAGAATACCCCGAAACGCTACACATTGACTTCACTTATCGTGTGCTAAAATATTTAGCAATTAACATTCGAGAGGAGCTACTATACGAGATGGCTAATCAGCGTCAGATAGCAGGTCAATAGATAAAACAAACTACACCTAATTTGTTATCTTTGCAATATGCAAGAAAAATTAATCAACGATTTAGTTGGGGGCATGGATTTAGACCAATCCGATGTGCGTGTGGCGAGTACCGATTGGAGAACCGCCTTGAACATTGTGAGTGGCGTGGCGTACACGGGTCAACAGAATGTGATTACTTCTGTTAAGGGTAACACACTTGAGCCTTACACATTACCGACCAATAGCACAAAAGTAGTTGGAGCGTATGCGGACATTCAAGAAAATACTGTTATTTATTTTTTGCACGATTTAACGGGTAGTGGCAAAGACCAAATACTAAGATACGACAAAGACGCATCAAATAAAATTAGTTTGATTGTGGAATACGATTTTGGTTGGAACGCAGACACCGAGATTAAAGGGGTTACATTGCAGAGCAATAGGTTGCTGTATTGGAACGACCCCAAACCTAGAAAGATAAACATTGAGAAAGCACCGATAGCGAACAAGAAAAAAGAGTGGGAAATAGTAATAGCGAAATCCGTAACGGGCGATGACCTTGTGGATTTCAATGTGTACTCGATGAACGGCACGTTGCTCACCACTAAGCTATTTTTCTTAGACAATGAAGGTGTCGGGGCGAAATTAGAACAACTAGCTGACTTCATCAACGCAGAACTAAGTCAATACTTTGAAGCCGAATATTGCGACTGCAAGATTACTTTAACCGAGAAGCAAGTAAACCTAGTCTATCCGACTATTGATAACTTTCCTTACTACTTTATTGTACCGACTAATTGGTACGGCAACGTGCTGACGGATAGAATATTTGACAGAGCGAAATGGCAACCGCCATTAGAGCCATTGGTTGAATTTGCGAAAGACCCAAGTATATTGTACAATCGAGTATCGGAAAAGGTGTTTCAATTCCGATTGCAATATTGGTATGACGACAACGAAGGAAGCGACCTCGCACTAGGGTCAATTAGTACCATTCCTATTAACAATATGCTGTGCGGTTCGGGAGTGAACGATGCGTATAATTGTATTCAGTTGACCATACCCGATACCTCTTTAGTAACACCTAGTTCAATGTCCATTATCAAACAAGTACGGATATTGGTGCGTGAGGGCAACGAGGGGATATGGAGAATAGTTGAAAATCTCGACTACTGCCAATGGGTAGATTTAGTTGACGGAAATATTACGGCTACCTACACATTCTACAACGACATAGCCACAACTGCTATTGATGATGCAACGGTTAATAAGCCTTACGATGACGTTCCGCTAGAGTGCGGTGATGGTTTGGTGATTAAAAACCGTGCGGTGCTATCAAATGTCACAAAGGGGTACGACACGCCCGACTGCTTGGAGGTAACGGTTGAACAAGATTTTGAGGAAGTAGCTAATTTTGGGTATGACATAACTTTAAATATAAGTATATACTCTCCATATTTGGATTTGAACACACCATCAAATTGGTCTAAGTTTGGGGAAGCACCTAAATCACTACTTAAAAGAGGATTAGTTGCTATTGATACAACAAGAGAAAATCCCGAAATATACTATGGAGGGCAACAATTAAATGTAGGTCAGGGTTCATTTCACGTTAGGGCAGGTATGGAAGATGTGTATGACCAAAGATTAGGCGAAGGAGGTTTTGTTGCTTATTTGGCAGGAACGGAAAGATTTGCAATATCTCAACAACCTACTACAATAAATGGCGTTCCTCATAATCTTCCAACAGCGCAAAGCGGAGCGATAGTAACAACATTATCTACACAAACTCAAATAGGTCAATTCTTATTGGCAGGAACGGGGGGGAATACTCCATTTGGATATAATGAAATATCAAGTTCGGTTACTTTTAAAAATGTTCCTAATGGTACATATTTAATAAGACTTGCCTCAAATTGGTGTTCTTATGGCGATAAGTTAGACAAAGGGCAAATATATGACTTGTATAATGGTACTGCATATCAGAAAACATCTATGCCTTTGCTTGGCGTAATACCGTTTGATACTACATCAAATTCATTTAAGCCTTTTCAGCCATACAAAGAATTGAAAGTAACGGTAAATAATGGCAACGTATATGCAGGCGAAATAGTAGTTTGTGATTTAGCTGACAGATACGATGGTTTATCAAAAAGTCATGGAGTAGGATATTTATATGACAACGAGGGGGAAATAGGCATTGATGAAATTAAATTAGGAGTACCTGTTGAGCAATCCGTTGTTGAAGTATCGGTTGGCGCATGGTTCTCTTTCAATAGCCTTTATTATTTAAAACAATCTGTTCCATTAACCCCCGAAGGCAAAATAAGCGATGATGGGAAATCCTATCTTTCCTTAACAGACCATAACGGGTTCTTTTGGTATTGCAGGATAGATGGATATGGCGTAGATAGCAATAAAGGAGTTGTTTTAATAAGTGCAGGTGGAACAACATCGAGATTTAGATATTTGACATCTCCATTTTATAGTGGAAGTATAAATGATTTGTTGTTTGGAAATATAAGTGGAGTTTCAATTCCTTATAGTCCTTACGCAACACAATTCGCTTCCATAGGTGGATATAGTTCAATTTTTGCAAATAACGACCCTGATAAAGTTGAACAATGGATTGCCCCGACTGCCCTTGCAACATCAAGAGCTGAAAATGCAACATTTATAAAAGGAAGAATTGTTGAACAAACAACAGGAGAGGGAGTAGTTGGAATTAACGTATGTATGGAATGGGGTCAAACCGTAAAAACAGATGTTAATGGTCAATTTACATTGCGAACTTTTGGCACTACTTACAAAAATGGATTGTTAGCACCATACCAACAAAGATTTGGCGACTTAGTCTTTATGTCAAATTTTTGCGGAATAGAATATGTGAATGGATATACTCTTTATATTGATGTTCAACCAATAGGCGCAAATGCAGGAACAATACCGCCACCATATTCAATAACTGCTATCTATGATATTGGCGATTATTTAGCAAATGAAACAAAAGCAACACTTGGAAAAGCCCGAAAACGTGGCGGTTCATACCTATTAGGCGGACGCTTCTACGATGAACACGGAAGATTTTGTTCGGTGGTACAAGCGTCAGAAGTTTACATACCGTTTATCACAGAAGATTTAAATACTTATTTCCCCGACAAGTACACTGACCCTAACACATACAAATACGGGCGACCTACTATCACGGCTACCATTACAACACCACCGCCAAGTTGGGCTAAGTATTTTAGGTTTATGTGGACAAAGAACTTGTATCAAGGCAAGTACCTACAATGGTGCGCCAATGAGGTTAAGTACATCACAAGCTACGACAACGACCTAGATACATTCATTGAAACAACTTATCAGAATGGCGATGCCACAATGATAATGATTAACATAAGCAACATAGCTACATACGCTAGGCAAAATAACAGCAGTCAAGTGGGTTATGCGTATGAAGATGGCGACAGACTAAGACTGATAGCTGACAGAGATATTAACTACTTCAACGGACTATTCGACACCGAAGTATTGAGTTATAGAACGGGCGGGTGGTTACTCATTCAAAACAGAGTAAGCCTAAGCGAGATTAAGTCGGGAACATTCTTCGAGGTGTACAACAACCGCCCCGTAACAGAGGATAAGTTGTTCTTTGAGTGTGGTCAACCGATTAAGATAATCAACGGTGCGTATGAAAACAACACCGTAGTGTTTGATAGTGGCGACACATATTGGAGAGGTCGTTCTATTCCTGTGCTAGATGATACCACTAACTTTTCGGCTATCTACCCATTGGTAGTTGAGGACAGAAGTATAAGTGATTTCTTTGCAAGTGAGGACGAGGACATCGGGCGAGTAGGGGTAATAGATGAAACATTCAAGCAAATCCACTACCCTACAATGATGCAACACTCTAACATATTTATAGAGGGAAGTGCTGTGAATGGGTTATCAAGTTTTGAAACATCAAACTTCAAGATACTAAACGTAAACTTTGGAGCGATAACAAGATTAGTCTATGTCGGTAATACTCTTATATCTGTTCACACGAACAAAGTTGTGGCTAATTATATCGAACTACGTTCACTCTCGGACGCAAACCAAACGGACGGGTTATTGGCAATCTCTGATGCGTACTTTGGGAACGATAGACCTATGCAGTCCGAATACGGGTCGGACAAATACAATTCCATTGCGTCATATCAAGGGTTCGTGTACGGACTTGACACCGCCAAAGGGGTAGTATGGAGATACGATAACAACGGTATTGATGCGATTAGTGATAAGTTAGTAAGGTCTTATATTCGTCAGTTGTGCGCTGACGGGGTAAGTCGGGCGGTAGGGGTATTTGACCCTTACTTTAGAATGTACTTCTTGACCACTACTAATTCTGATGGTGAAAAATCCACGATAGGATGGGACGAGGACAAGAACAGATGGTCGAGTTTCTATTCATTCACCCCCGAAATGTACTCATACATTCAACGTGATTTAGTGAGTTTCAAAGACGGACAACTTTGGCTTCACAATACCAACACTCTGTACAACAATTTCTACGGAGTGCAGTACAGAAGCGAGATTACACCGATAGTCTGCAAGATTGGCGACAAGCAAACATTCCACGCTATATCATTCTATGGAATACAAGGCGACCCACTAAAGAGCGAATGGGAGATTGAGCAAATCACCAATAGATACGGTCAGCAGTCGAGGCTTAAAAAAGCTCACTTTAGATTGAAGGAGAACCTTTGGGCGGCTTCGTTCCTACGGGACACTACCGACACTACGGTTACTAACCCGATAGTCAACGGGCGCAATCTAAGGGGAGAAGAATTAGTATTAAAGTTTGTTAATTCTAGCCCACTATTTGCGTCAATTCAAACAATATTCACTACTATTGTGAAGTCGTTTAGATAATTTTATTACATTTGCTTATACAAAACATTAAAATAAAAAATTATGAAAGAAATGATAAAACGAAAAGACGGTAGTGTATCTCAAAGAGGTCTTTATGACAACATTAGAGAAAAGGCTAAACAAAATATTAAGACAGGAGCAAAGCCTAACAAGCCTACAAAAGAAATGAAAAAGCAAGAAAAAAAAATTAAATCAAAATAACTATGGCTAAAAATGTAAATTTAAGCGTAGGCAGAGGTGAGAAATTACCTGTATCTAAAGGGGCGGGACTAACTGCTAAAGGTCGTGAAAAATATAATAGAGAAACAGGTTCTAACCTTAAACCACCTGCACCAAAACCTAAGACCGAAGCCGACAAAGCTAGAAAGAAATCTTTTTGTGCAAGAAGCGAAGGGTGGACAGGAGAAAGAGGCAAAGCGGCTCGCAAAAGATGGGATTGTTAGTTATATTGTTTAGCTAAAAAATCTTCTAATAAATAAGGCTCAACGCTTCATTGATATGTAATTAGAAATTATGTAAGTTACAATCATATAAAAGAAGCAATATGTATGAAATATAATTCACAAATTATTTATTAACTTAAATTATAAAAAATAATGTATGAATACTCCTACAACAGAAAAGCCTAAAAAGCTAGTTAATCTTCGTGCGTATATGTACGAAACCTATCAGCAAGTAACCAAAGAAGGTGCTAAGTATTTCATCGTGTGGCAAGTAGTTTACGAGGACGGGGTGCTAAAGGGATACGAACTACTTAGGCTATTCAAAGACCAACAATTTAAGTTTGTAGAAGCAGAAACTTTTGATAGACTACTTACAAGTGGAGTTATCAGAAAATGGGATGTATAGTCTTTTGTACATAATTTGAAATTAGTTATATTTGTGGTATGAAAAATCTGTTCCACAATATACTATCAATAGCTCATTTACGCTCAATAGAGGAATTTTTTTTTAACTTAATCATAACTTCATTTTCATTTATATTAGGGTATAGTCAGTTGATTGTACTAGACAACTCAAATCTATTTATGGGAGTTGTGGTGGTAGTGGTTTCAGATTGGGTCATGGGAACAATACTTGCTTTAAAAAACAAAGTGTGGCACACGAGAAAAGCAATAAAAGTTGTTTATTACATATTTGCATATTCGACTATTTTATTTACGGTGTTGGCGGTAGAAAAAGCGCATCCATCAGCCTTCTTTTTAAGTGAAACTATAATCATGCCTATTTTGGTGTTTCAGATAATCTCCACATTAAAGAACGCAAGTTTGATAGGGTTTATCCCGCAAGGGTTGTTGCTGAATATTTTGAACAATATTGATAGCTATAAAAACGCATCAATTAAAAATGAAAACGCATGAGTGTAAAAAAAGACGCATTAACCCTACAAAGGATTGAATTATTACACCCATCAGTAAGGCAAGAAGCCAAAGAGATATACGAAGAAATATGTGAGCGTTTAAATGGTCGAGTGCTTTGCAGGTTTGCGTTTACACTTCGCACGTTTGCCGAGCAAGATGCCCTATATGCACAAGGTAGAACAAAAGCAGGAGCGATAGTTACAAAGGCTAAAGGCGGTCAATCATGGCACAATTACGGATTAGCTATTGACATTGTAATGCTTCACGACAAAGACGGCAATGGCACACACGAAACCGCTTCATGGGATAATAAAATAGACTTTGACGGTGATGGCGTTGCTGATTGGTTAGAGGTTGTTTATGTATTCAAGTTATTCGGTTGGGAATGGGGCGGTGATTGGGTCAATTTTAAAGATACACCACACTTTCAAAAGACTTTCGGTTTAACAATTGCAGAAGCAAAGAAGCGATTTGAAACAAAGCAACTGATTAACGGAACTAACTACATTTGGCTGTGAAAGAATTTAAGCAATACGCATACCTAGTCGCCACGTTTATTATGTTAGTGATTTTAGGTTTGGTATTGTTATCTTTGCAATGTTGCGAAAGCTAAATAAAACTATGAAAAGATTTTTAGAACTATATTGGAAGCCTATTGCGATTGTACTTGTGGTATTTTTTGGGTACACGCTAATTATATTATCGGTTGGCAAGTCAAGAAAGCAAGTTGAACTTGATTTGCTATCCAAGCAGTACGAGATTAAGTTGGCGGAGCAGGAGAAGCGGTTGTCAGCTTTGAAAGTGGAATACAATGGCGCACAAGAAAAAGTCACAGAAGGGATTTACAAACTTGAAATTTTAACCTACAAATATGATAGTATCACCAATGTACTTAAATCCAAAAAAAGGAAACCTAGTCGCCCTAATTATGCTAATATCTCTGCTGATAGCCTATCGAAGTTATGGTCAAAGCACGCAAAAAGATAGCACCGTAGTAGCCATTAAGGACATGATTACAGTCGTTGAGAAATTGGACGAGTGTGAAGAAATCAAGGACTACAACAAGACGTTAGAGAAAAAAATAGAAATATGTGACGAATTTGTGCGCACGGCAAAGGTGAGTGTTATTGATATGAACAACTTTATTGCCAAGTCAAACGAAACTATCTTCGCCCAAGACAGCGCGATAATGACGCTCAAGACGCAGAAGAACAATATGATGAAGCAGATAAGTTTCCAAAAGGGGCAGACAATTAAAAAGTCTTTAGGGTTTGGAGTAGGTGGATTGCTTGTGGGATTTGGGTTAGGGGTAATATTAGGAATATTTGCAAATTAAAATTGTCACAAAAGTTTACTATATTTGCGACATTAATTAACGCCTAAAACTTAGGAAACTATGGCAGCACCATTTATAGCAACGTCCACCGCAGGTTGGATTGACGTTTTCCCGAACACGCCCGTGCGCTTCGAGGATTTGAACATTGAGAACATTTTACTTGTTCTTGAAAAAACTTGGATTAACCCCGACACTCAAACTAATTTGGAAGTATTCCAAGTTGAAGTATGCGAGGGCGGAGTGAGCCACTTAAACTTACGCAGAACAACTTACTTGTTCCCAACCAACGGAGCAACATTAGACCAATTCAAGGCTATCTTGGACGCACAGAGCGCAGGAAATAAGGTAGTGAAGTACACCGATTTGATTGCGATTGGCAACATTGAGAACACTATCAGCACTCGTGATGTGTTGATTAACGAACACAAGATTATCCGCAAGGTGTATCTACCGAGTGAAGACGTAACCGACATTTATTGCGATGCGTTTGAACTACAAGCGAAGCAGTTGTTTGTTGATGGCGACCAAACCACAGCAGTAGATTACTACTACGAGTATTACGACTAGGCTATTACCTTTGGACTAATCAACGCCTCGCCTAAAAACGGGGCGTTGTCTTTTAACATACTTTGTGTTTTATATTTGGGTAACTTGGAGTACATTTGCGGTATAAATAAACTATATGGAATGGATTTCAGTAGAAGATAAATTACCCGAACACGACCAAATGGTTTTAATTTATGCGGGTAATTATAGGCAAAGTAAAAAATACGATGTGGTAAGATTTGAAAGTGGAATATCGCAAGAAGAACGATTAAAGATGAAAAGTGGGTTATTGGATGATGAAGGCGTAGCAGTGTATTCAAATGGGAAAAGAGTATTAGCTAAAAGGAGTAGTATGTTTACAGCTTCCGATGAAGAAGGGAATAATACTAAGCCTTATAGTTGGAGTAACCTACCTATGCGATATTTTGGACAAGATGTAACCCATTGGATGCCATTGCCATCGCCACCCGAAACAATATAGAATTATGAACCCAACGCAAAAACAAATCTACGACTGCGCAGTTATGCGTGGCAAGATAACGCCACAAACTACCCGAAAACAATTTTTAGATGCGATAGCTTCGGAGTTGTTAGAATTAGCAGAAGCTCAAGATACACCTCAAGAAAGGTCAGAGTTAGCTGATATTGTTTTGATTTGTTATTCGTATGCTGAACATCATTTGTTTGACCTTAAACAACATATTGACAAAAAACATAAGTATAATTTAACAAGAAAAGATTAACTAAATATAATTCTATATTTTTGTGATACCTAGAAAGAAAAAAATATGTGTGTCTTGCGAAAAAGAAAAGTACATATACGCAAAGAAAATGTGTATGGGGTGCTATGGTCGGGCGCAAAAGGGGAAAACAAATGAAACGAAGAAAAACAAGAGAGTTGGTTTACTCAACAACGAACTATCCGAAATCGACATCTATAACGAAATATGGTCAGAGCGAGTACACCGAAGTGAAGTTAGCGGAGAACCCTTACTCCCAAAAGGACACCCAATGTGGCATTGGTGCTTTAGCCATTGTATCGGAAAAAAAACTTTCCCGAAATTCAAATACGACAAACGAAACATAATACTAAAAACTCCCGATGAACACATACTTTGGGAGAATTACAAGCATAAGATACGGGACAACCCGAAATGGAAATGGGTATTTGAGTTAGAAGAAGCATTAAAGCAAGAGTATTTTCAAGGTAAATAGTTATCTTTGTAGTGTTTAAATTACATTATGAAGTTTACTGATTACAAGGACTACAACCCTCACGTTGCGTTGTGCGACAACATACCCGAAATAGAAACATATTTTATTACGTTACCCACTACCCCGCCACCTATTGAGAAGTTCAAGAACTACGGCAAAGAGGTAATGAAGCAAATCTATTACCGAGATAGAGTTCCCGACAAGCTAATGAAATTAAATAGATTGGATAGGGACGAGGCTTTCGCAGTAGCAATGAAAGACAAGGAGTGCGCTGACTTCATAGCGATGGCGTGGGATAAGAGGCTAAACGGGGAGTGGGTATTGATTAACGGAAATCCACTATACATAACGGGCAGTTACTATTTCTACCTTAACTTCTACCAACTAGATATTGGCTTCCCTGCATTTAGGTACAACGACTTGAAGCAATTTTGGTTATGGGATTTTGAAGTAGTAAAGAATAACAGAGTGTACGGTCTTTGTGATTTGAACCGAAGAAGAAGCGGTAAGACATACAAAGCGGGGAGTATTCTATTAGACTATGTAACTAGAAATGAGAACTCCTTTGCGGGGGCGCAGTCCAAGTCCGATGCCGATGCCGAAAGTCTATTTCATAAAGCCATTGTAAGCCCATTTAGAAAGTTGCCTTTCTTCTTTAAGCCTACCTATGACAAGGCGGGTAAAATGAAGAAAGACATAGCCTTTACGGACAACGGTGTAACAGAAGGAACGCTAGAGAGTTGGATTGATTATAGGTCGTCTACCGATACGGCTTATGACGGTGAGAAACTACACAGATACTTTATGGATGAGGGCGGTAAAATGAAGCCACCCGCAGACCCCGTGAAAATGTGGGACAAAGTGAAGCCGTGCTTAATTGAAGATGATAAGATTATAGGCAAATGTATTATCTCAACAACAATCGAGGAGATGGAGAAAGGTGGACTAGAAAAGTTCATCAAATTGTGGGCAGATAGTTCTAGGTTGGAGGCGGATGGAAAGATAAACGAATTGGGCGAAACCTTATCGGGGCTTATTCCCTACTTCACTCCGTCCTATGAGTGTTATTTGTGGGACAGATTTGGCTATCCGATAATAGATAATCCTAGTGGTTATCAATTAGAAGACAGAAGAAAGCAATGCTCGGAAGAAGATTTTAAACTAGGCTTGGATAAGCTAGGCGCAAAAGAATATTTGGATTTGAAGTTTAGGTCAATCAAAGACCAACGTAAGAAGCAAGACGAGATACGAAAGTTTCCTAGAACGGTTACGGAAGCATTTAGAAGTTCGGCAACGCATTGTCACTTTAACTTAGGGATAATCAATGACCGAATGAGCGAGTATTTGTTTGACAAAGAAAAGGGCAAGGTTCGTGGCAACTTCGAGTGGAAAGACGGGCAAGAAGATACAGAAGTGATTTGGCGACCAACCCCTAACGGGCGATGGCTTATGGCTTATGTGCTAGACCAAGAACAATCGAACAGAAAAGGGGAGAACGGGGGAAAAAGGATGCCATTAAACTTCGATAAATTCGTTATTGGCTGTGACCCCTTTAAGTACAATGTAACCACTTCCAACAAACCCTCGCACGGTGCGGGGTATCAATGGATGTACTTTGACCAATCAATAGACGGACAAAAAGATGAGATAGATTGGCTGACCGATGATTTTGTAGGGGAGTACCTTTATCGCCCCGCCACTACCGACCTATTCGCAGAGGATATGTTGATGTGGGCTATCTATTCTTCGTGCAAGGTGAACCCCGAAATGAATGCAGATATTATCTCCAAGCACTTCGTCCGCAGAGGGTATGAAAAATACTTGCACTACGGAAAGAAATTGGTTAAGAAAGATGGCGTGGTACAGATTAAAGAGAACATCAATTCGGGCGCAACGACACTAGGGGGCGCAATGAAGGACAGCTTATTTGCGAGTGTGGATTGGTACATTGAAACACACGGTAACAGATGTAAGTTTCCTAACTTCTTGACGGATTGCCGTGAAGTGGGTTACGATAACATCAGCCCTTTCGATAGCTTTGTAGCGGGTGCATACACCTTGATGCCTGTTAGAGAGTTAAAGACTAGGACTAAAAAAGAACCCGTATCATTTAGGTCGTTTATGCAAATGAGAAAGTATTAACATTATTTGGCTATTTATATTGGTGTAATCAAATTACATTTGCGATATGAAACATTTACTAGATTATAATTTACTGCAAGAATGGGGGTTTATTTGGGCTACTAGAAAAGATTTTGGTAACGGGCTTATTGTTACTTCTTACGAAAAAAGTAGTACAAGCAATACAGACGCTCACGGATTTAAAGCTATTCGATTAGGATTAGTTATTCATTTGAATTTTTCACATTTTTATGAACTTAGCTATTCGCCATACACAGGAACTGATGATATTTTGTTTAGAGGTATAATTAGGAGTAAAAAAACCCTTGATTGTGTGCTTAGAAGTTGTGTCGTTTTTAAATAATAAATCACATAAGAGTATCTAAAGATTATAAACAAAAATAAATTATATGCTTTACGCCAATATTTACTTTACAATATTTTTGCTTCTAATTGCAATGACCTTATTTAGTTATTTATTGGCTCTAAAAGATTGGCGTAGGTGGGAGATTTGGCTTCACATCTGTTTGATTAGTGCTATCATAGCTTTTGCTATGGTTTTTTGTGGATTTCTTTATGCTATTTGGAGTTAAGTAATAAACTATGGGCATATCAACACAAGAGTATCAGAAGCTACTAGAGAACTTGAGTAAGACCAAGAAGCCTACCAAGAAACCGAGTGCGCCAAAGAAGAAAACACCAAACTCAAAAGCGGACTATAAAGACCGTATGTGGACGGTGATGAACAAAGTGATTAAAGGATGGCAAACCGAGTTTAAATTCCACCCAAAGCGCAAATGGAGAGCAGACTATTACCACGAAGGATTGAAAGTCCTAATCGAATACGAGGGCATATACGGTGGCGCATCAAGGCACACCAACGTAACGGGGTACACAAAAGACGCAGAAAAATATAACCAAGCGCAAATATTGGGGTATAAGGTATTGAGATACACAGCGTCTAATTGCGCACAACTTGAAGAAGATTTAAAGAAATTGGTTATATAGAAATCGGATAACTTTAGTATCTTTGTAGCAAAAATATAGTATGTTCATTCCTCAATTAGCGGCTTCGGGCTTAGGTTTATTAGCACAAATCCCTTCGATGGTTAATCAGTTTCAAGTAGCAAAGGAACAGAAGAAACGTGCGGGGGAGTTGCAACAAGAAGCCAAGAACGTAAAAAAGAGAGAGATACGCCCCGAATTTATGACTGCTTTGAATGAAGCAGAGTTGTTAGCGCAGAGTGGTATGCCCACCTACGGGGCGGCAAAGGCAAATATAGACGCTAATTCAGCCAATGCGCTACGTTCAATTAGAGAAGCAAGTCCTTATGGTGGCGTTACGGCTGATGCTATTTCTGCTGTGTTGGCAAATCAAAATAAAGAATTGGTGAACTTAGATGCAACGCAAGGTCAGTTTAAATTGGGCAACAGACAAAACGCTATCCAAGAATTGAAAGGAGTAGGGGCGGAACAAGAGAGATTGACCCAAGAACAACTAGCCGAAAAGCGTGCAATTATGGCTAGTGCGGAAGCGTTATTACAATCTAGCACAGCCAACAAACAAACAGCACTAGAGAATGTAGGTTCAACGGTTACGGGCTTGGGAACGGCTTTAGGCAAGGGAATTAGTGCGGGTGCGGATATTAATACTTTGAAAGCAAAAGGATTGAGTACAAAAGACTTTGATGCTCAAAGAAGAAATATTTTGTTTGGTACAACTGCAACGGGCGGTTCAAATAGTGGAGTAGATATTGACGCATTATTGGCGGGTAAAACGCCCGAACAACAAATTTTGATATTAAAGGCGTTAGCTAAAAAGTAAGATTAATATGCAGATAGTACAGCCAAGTGGAAGTATGTTACCTAACCAAGCAAGTGCGGGGGTAGGGGCGGTTATATTTGACAAGCCGAAGTATGATGCGCAAGAGATTGGGTTAAAGGTTCAAGCAGACCTAGAGGATTGGGGTAAGCAAAAAGCATTAGCCGACCAAGCTAAACTAAAAACAGCTAAAGACCTTGTTGCCGATTTGTCTTATGAGCCTAAAGACTTTTTGCCCGAAGGTGCGGCTCAAGTAAAAGCCAAAGCAGACGAACTAAAGAAAAAGGCGGCAGAATATGAAATGGCTGTTTATAATGCGGGAGCAGATAGTGAAACAGCTAACCTAAAAAAGAAAGAAGCGGAGATAGCTAAAAGCGATTTGCAGATATTGGTAAATAACTTAGGGCAAGCATCAAAAATGCTTACAGAATACAAGCCCGATGCGACTACCGACTTAGATGCTCAAAATAAATTAACTGTTGAATTAAGACAAAGTGCGGGAGAAAATGCTTTAAGTGGTAGATTTTTTAAGGCAATGCAACAATATGGCAAACCTATAAAGCCAAAAGGTATGATTGAAGTTACGGATGACTTTGTTAAAAACATACCACTTAAAAAGACAGAAGAAGTAGTAGGGAAGGATGGTAAGATTATAGAAGAAGGTACTTCATTTAAGTTAAAACCAATCAAATATGACGACAAAGGGGTGATAATTGATGATGGTGATTTCGACTTGGTAACGGGCGCACCCGCTAGTCTTGCATCTACACCCGAATATCAAAATGCAATTAAACCTTTTGTTGCTAGGATGTTAGACGCTAGTAAAAGATTGGAAAAAGGCGAGCAGTTGGCAGCTAGTGAAATGACTGACGCTTCTTTGTATAAATACTATGTAGATGAAGCGGCAAAAGAGAGTAAAAGATTAGGCAGACCGATATCCCCCGAAACAATAATCGCTAGAGGTGAATTAGAAAGAAGAAATCAAGTAGAAAAAACAGCTTCCTATAAAGAAGAAACTGCCACCACAAAAGAGATGGCTAAAGTCGGTGCAGAACAAAGTGTAAAGAAGAAAGCTGCAACAGGATTGATTAATTGGTTTATAGAAGTGGATAGAGGAAGCCCCGAAATATACACCAATATGACGATTAGCGATGTTGCGCCTAAGTACGATAGAGAAGTTTACGCTACTAAAGTATTAAGTCCAATTTCGGTAGGGGAAAAGTTTGAAACAAAAGAAGGGGCGAATGGTGCTATATATAAGATTGCTACACCCGACTATGTTAGGTACTTTATGCAAGACAAAGAAACGGGAACTAAGTTCTATGCTAGTCAAAGCAGTATAGACGACTTCAATGACGGCAAAATATCTTCTCCGTTCAAGCAATACAAGAACATTGCGGAAATAGCAGCACAAGCCACGTTTGTTAATGGTGCTGACCAATCTATTGACAATATGAAAAACTATTGGGCAGAAGTTGGTAAGGAAAAGAGTTACTCAAAAGAGGACGGAAATGGCATTATCTACAAAGAAGGTAGAGAGATACACCCTTTCACCAAAACAGAACAACAAAAATACGGTGCAAACCTACGGCAGACAATGATTAAAGCGGGTACAACTTTACCTAAATACGAGAAAGGTAAAGTACCTGCTGATTTTTCGGGGCAATATTTGGAAGTGGAATACAAAGAAGGGGAAAATAAAAAACTTGAGATAATAAAGTCAACCCCTAGAGTGGCGAAACCTACTCCGCAACCGACTGTTGCTGATACCACTACACAAACAACAGCAACTCCACCGCAGACCGCCCCGAAAGAGGAAGAACCTAAGAAAGAAGGAAAAACGGTTTCATTGCAAACGATAAAAAGTAAAGTAGGTACTAAAGGATTTGAAGGATACACCGAGAAAGAATTGGTTGACTATTATACATCACAAGGATATAAAATACAATAATGGAAGAAAAATTATTGCCACCACCGCCAAAGAAAGTAGTTTCGCAAAACGGAGAAAGTGATTTATTGCCACCGCCTCCAAAAAAAAAATTAAACGAACCTACAAGTGGAAGCGTAGAAGTTTCAAAGACCGTTTCTACGCCTCAATCAGGGCTTTCGCAAGGGAGTGGAACAAAGGATAGCGCACCTACTACATATCAATGGAGTGGTGGCGATGTGAAGATGCAACAAAAAGTTGTAACTCCATCGGCTTCCGATAGCCAATCTGCTGTTAATGTTGTTACAAAAGAAATGACTGCGGAAGGAAGATTAGCGGAAGAAAAAGAAGGTTACGAATTATCGAATAAAAAATCCTTAGCTGAACAAGAGGCAAGTAAATCATTTTCAATAGCAACAGAAAATTATACATACGACCAAGTAAAAAATTTAGTTCAGTTGCAATCTTTATTAAATAAAACTATTGAAGATAATAAAGACCCTAAATTAGCAAAACAAACTCAAGACGTTGAAGTAATTAAAAAACAAATTGAAAATTTAAGAAATCAACAAGTAACTCCAAAATATACATTAAACGCAGAAGGACAAACAGTATCATATATTAAACCTAAATATAAAAATGTTGGTGAAATGTATGATGAAACTATAATGTTTCAAAATAAGCATCAAAAATTAATTGGGGAAATAGAAAATTACGAAACTAAATTAAACCCAATTATTGAAAAAGCTAGAAAAAATGCTCAATATACACCAAATAAAAAAGACGAATACGGGAATACTTATTATGATTTAAACCCTATGGAGGCTTTTTTAAATGGAGCGGAAAATTCACTAGAAACAACTGCAATAGGGTTAGCTAATATGTTTGGCTTTGACGATGAAGCTAAGAGTGCTGCTCAAATGAAATGGTACAAAGACAATGTAATTAGTCCAAAAAAAGCAGATGGTTTAGTATCACAAGGTTTTGAAATGCTTGGTGGAGTTGCTCCATTGGTAGCAGGTGGTAGTTTGGCTCAAGGTTCTGTGTTAGGTTCTGTTATAATAAACTCTCTTTTGTTTGGCGCACAAGATTATGGTGGAACTTGGTATAATTCATACGCATCAAAGAAGGCAGAAGGGATGTCAGATGAAGAAGCTAGCAAAGAAGCCAATAGCAATGCTAGATTTGCAGGTGTTAAAGGTATGATTTTGGGAGGTACTATGCCATTGCAAAGTATGGCGGGTAATAAGGTAGGTGTTTCACTATTTGTAACAAAAGCTGAACAAAATTCTTTTAGGCAATTTATGTATGGTCAAATAGGTATGCTACCTGCGTTTGGTACATCAACTGCTTTGCAGAATTGGTACGAGGGGAAACCTGTTACTGATAATGTCGGAAGAGCCATGATTGATGCGTTCATTATAGGTGGTATGACCCACGCTATTGCAAATTTGCCAAAGTTACCTGCGGCAACTGCGAGATTATTTGAACACACGATTGCTAAAAATTATAATAAAGTATCTACCGTCATAGATGCTGCTGTTCAAGATGGAACTATAAACCCTACTGTGGGCGAAAACATAGTAGCTAAGGCTAAAGCGTATGACAAGATAAAGGGAGCGGGGTTAAACGAAGATGTTGAAGTACAAGTTACTGAATTACAAGTACAGATTGACAAATTAGAAGCATCAAAAGAAGGTGCTTCACCTGCTGTTATTGCAGAAATTGATAGACAAATAAACGAATTATCTACTAAACTAAAAGTTGAAGCAGGGTTTCCTTTAACGCCCGATGAGCGCAAAGAACTTAATCTACTTCAAGCAGCTAGAGATAGCAATAAAGAATACGATAAAGAAAAATTAGCGGAACTAGAGCAACGACAAAAGAACAATCAAGACGGGAAAACCAAATTAGTTACAGACCAACCTATCCGTGTAAAGTATAAAGACGGTAGAACGGGTCTTGTGTTTGTGAACGCAGAGGGTGATGTAGAGTTTGTTCCCGATGGAAATTCTGCGGGGTTGGTTATAGACAAACAAGCAGGTGCAAGTTTTAGAAGTTTGGCTAATTTAGGTTTTGAGCAAGTTGTTGGCGAAACGGTTGCTGAACCTAATTCTCAATTACTAAGTGGCGATATAGCTGTCGGGACTAATGTTTTATATAAAGGCGGTAAATATCAAATTGCTAGTAGTAAGAACGCCCCCGATGGGGTTAAGCTAGATGCTGACGGCAAGGTGAGAGTAGTGTATTTAAAGGGAGAAGATGGCAAGGTAATAGCTGTTGGTGCAGATAGTGCAGACGGGAAAAGAATTATTGACGATGCTAATAGAGTGATAGGTAAAGGCGAAGCCACGCCTACTGAAACAGCACCCGTTCAAAAAGAAACAAAAGTAGTCGAGGCGCAGAAGAAAACAGATGAAACGGTTGAAGTGGAGTTAGAGCCTACGGTGACAGAAGAAAAGGTCGAAGCAGTACAAACCCCTACTGAAACAGTAACGGAAGCAGAAGTTGTTACCCCTATTGCGCCCGATGGCGAAGTGGCGGTTGAAACAGCACCCGAATTTATTGAAAGTACAGAAAAGGTTATCCAAGAAGCACCTAAAGTAGAACAAGTAGCCGAAGTCAAGCCAATTAAAATACTAGAGGCATCAAGAAAGTATGTGCCACTAGATACGTTTGATGCAGTAATGAAATATTTTGCCGTTGGTGGTAGAATAAACACCGAAGATTTAAAGTCGGAAACGGGCTTTGGTTCGCAAAAAGGTGGTGGAAGAATAACAAGTAAGGGGAACGTGATTTCTGAAACTAGAGGCAAGGAAGATTTTAAAAAACGTAGTTGGGTTCATTCTAGCAAAGCACCAAAGATGGACGATTTGGTTATGAATATTGCAGAAGAAATGACTGCAATGAACCCCGATATGGAGTACGACCAACAACAAATAAGAAGCGAAATTATTGAGGTATTAAGTAGATACGATAGTAAACTTGATATACAAGCAGAGTTGGCTAAAAAATATGACGATGCTTCGTTCATTGAGAATTATGGAATGACACGCTCTCAATATGAAGCCTATGTTGAAGAAGGTAAATACAAGGCAGAGCAAGAAAAAAAGTGGTACGAAGAAAACGGCTTGAATTGGGAAGAACAATCTGAAATGGACGAGTATGCTACTGAACTAGAAGAAAGTGGCATTACTGAAGAAGATATTATCAGAGAAGCAAAAGAGTACGATGAATACCTAAATACATTATCTAACGAAGAAAAACAAAAAGAATTAGACTATGCAAACGCAAAAAACACAACTAACCAACGAGGAGAAAGCGAAACGAATGTTGAAAATCAAGAAGATGCAAGAGGTAAAAACGAAGAAAGGCTTGCAGAAGCCAAGCGTAACTTCTTAGATGCCGAAAGTGAATACAACAAAGTCACTAAAGCACTAGAAACCGACTTAGCCAACAAACAAGGTTCTATGTTTGACGGCAAAGAACAAAAGTTGTTTGACAATAGCGCAGACCTAGCCAAAAAAGCAAAAGACGCTAAACGCAAACTTGATGAAGCTAAAGAAGCCTACGACAAGGCACAAGGATTAGTAGATGATAAGTTGCAAGGGCAAATGGAGTTAGGCAAAAATCAAGAAAAGTCTACGTTTAAAACCCAAGAAGAAACCAAAGTTGAGCAAGCCACCGAAAAGGTACAGAAATTTAAGGACGTATTAGACCAACGCACCGACAAAAAGACGGACAAGGCACTCAAAGCATTTGGCGAACAAGAGGCAAAAGCAAAAGAGTTAATTGACAACTACGACACTAACTTTAAAAAGCTAGAAGAAAAAGGAGTAGAAGTCAAGGGTACTAAAGCAGAAATCTTAGCTGATATGCTAGATGGCAAGTACGATGAAGCGTTAAAGAGTGATACTTCTATTCCATCATCTAAGTCAGGTGATAGTAAATCAGAAGTTCAGAAAGCTAATGAAGAAGTATGGAAAGCCGTACAAGACGTATTAAATGCGGGGGATTTTACTAAGTTAGGCTTTGCAGCTAAAAACGTAGGAGAAAAGTCGGCAGAAGCGTTAGATAGATTGCATAAAGCGTTAGTCAAAGCGGCAAAGGCTTATTTAAAAACAGGTGGAAATTCGGTAAAACAATTTGCTAAAAATATTGGCTTGAGTACAAAGAACGCCAAGCAAGCGTGGGACGAGGCAATGGGTCTTACAACTTTCAACAAAGACAACCTTGACTACGACCTAGCCGATATAGCAAAGGTAGCTATTCGCAGAGGAATAAAGGTGCGTGAGAAGTTACTAGAATACAAAGCAAAGCAAAAGGATGTAGCCAAAGCCATTAAAGACTTTATGGATGACGCTGAAATCAAGGGTGCGCTTAGCCCAAGCCAAGTAAAAGCATTGGTAAAAAGAGCCGCTAGTATCACAACGGACGCTCAATTTGATAAGTTTATTGATTATGCTGATAAGATAATTAAAGACGCAAATTTAGCGCAAGATTTAGAAGATTTGCGTAGCAACCAAAAGGGTGCAGGAAAGAAACGCCACAATGAAAAAACGGCTGACGTAAGAAAGTTTTTGGACGCAGAAATATTTGATGAGGACGGAAACTTATTGCTAGATGAAGCCACATTTAGTGAATATTCAGATGCGGTAGCGGCACTTAATCAAAAAATACCTGACCACTCTTTGATGGAAGCTACTGATGCTTCGGGTAAAACGCTATCGGAAAGAGTTGCCGACCAATCACAATCTGCTTCTAATCCGTATATGAATATTAATACGGTACAAGACTTAATGAAGGCTTGGACTGCCCTTGACAATAATATAGTTGATATTGATAGCTACAAATCATTTACTAGAAATATCAGCAAGATTAAGGCAAGGCTAAAGGATTTAGTCCAATCAGGTACGATTAAACAAGATGATTACGACACCGCTATTAGTCAAATATACAAGCACGAAAACGGCAAAAGAGTATATGAAGCAAAATATGGCGACCAAATTGGGCAATTAAAATCCGCACAAATAGCCGATGCTCAAGCAAAAGCAAGATTGGTTGATGATAGTGGGTTCAATAAAATGCAGAAAGAATTGTGGCAAGAGTTCAAGCGCAATATGTCGGTTAATTTTGAGAAGTTTAAGAAATTGGAAGTTTCTGACTTGGATAAATTGAACACCGTCCTTGACCGAATGGGTAATGGATTTATGCCCGAATATGAGTTCAGACAAGTAATGAACAAGATTGAAACACAAGGACAAGGAGTTAAGATAGCTAAACAAGTAGCTAAGATTTCAGATAAGTTTAAAAACAACTTAGATAAACTTCGTGATTTATTTGAAACAAATGACCCTGCGAGATACGAAGCAGAACTAGGAATAGCGGGAGATAATTCATTGTGGAATGGCGTGTTAAGTAGAACACAACGTGCGCTAAAAAAATATACTGAAACCACGCATGATATGTATGAGAAGTGGTATGATAGTTTACCTAGCTTCTATAAAATTACGGGTAAAAAACCTGTATTGATAGACAAGATAGATGCTAAAGATGGTAAGGTAGGCAAAACTGTTGTATCTCAAAGGGAGTATGATATGGTCAAGGTGGGTGTGGTTCGCCACATGATTAACCACGCTGCTGAAATGATAGCTAAAGGTAAAGACCCAATAGATGTATTTGGTGAGCAACTAGCTGACATTAAGGAACGTCAAAATTACGCCACAGAAGGTGAGTTAAGTATCTTAACTGATGTGTATAACAAATTGAAGTCTAATCCTGATTTATTAGATATTAATGGCGAATTAGATTACAATAAAGTTTGGAAAAGCGTGGAAGCTAATGACGGTAAAGTGTTGGACGTAAATCAAGCTAAAATAGAAAGTTCATTTGACGGTCTTGACTTAGAAACAGGTGATATGATTACATCATCTAATGCCATAAGAGGTGTGAACGCCACTAAAAATCCAAAACACATCAGAAGATATTATGTAGGAACACGAGTTGGCGAAGGTCAGATTAACGAAAGCGAACAGATTGGGGTGAGAGCAGGTTCATCTTACGCTCGTGCAGAAAAAGATATGCCTAACGGTGCTATGTTATTAAATGCGGAGAAAATCATTCAGCGTCAAATTAAAGAAGCCGCAAAAGATTACCACATTAATCAAGAATTGGATAAATTGAATGATGTGTTTGAAGAAGCTAAGTTAGCAGCTAACAGAGAAGATATTAATGTGCTAAACGAGTTTCAACAAGACCAACGTAGGATAATGCAGTATCATTTATCATCGGGCGACATACCTCCTGTGTTTAATAAAATACAAGGTGGGCTTTATGTGAAAATGCTTACCACTCCTTACCGTTTGGCAGCAGAAGCGGTATCAAATACCGCTCAAATGATGGTAAGAGGTAGGTCTTTTAGAGGGTTATTAACTGCGTTACCTAGTGAAAAAGTTAATCCAATGTATCGTGAAATGACCGATATAATGAAAGCTACCGAAAGTACATCGTTAGACCACGCTGAATTTAGGTCAATGAAAAACATTGAAACTAAAGACGGTCAAATACAGCGAGAGGGGTTATTAAAACGTGGCGTGGATATTATCAACGGTGTGACAAACGCAATGGCGGTGGGCGGTATATGGATGCCAAACTTTAATAGAAAATTTGCTGAACTTACAGGTGAGAATTATAATAATTCTATGCTGAAAAACCCTAAGTATGTAGATGCTATGCGTGAGGCTTCATCTTATGCAGATAGAGAAACAGAAACGGTTATTGGTTCTACGCTAAAGGGAGGTTCAAGAAGAGAAATAGTGCTTACTCCTTTTGGTGGTAAACTAAAAGCAGATACCGCTTTAGGTAGTTTAGCTAAGTTTTTGAGTAATTATCCTTATCGAGATACAAAAGAATTAGTTAGAGGTATTAATCAAATGGTTACGGGAGTAAATGAGGGCAGAATAGACGGTGCAGCAAGGTCTATGGGTGTTGTTACTAACATGATGCTTTACACAGGAATGTATGCTATTACTAAGTCTTTGTGGAAGCAAACTTTTGGCGATGACGATGAAAAAAAGGAAGCAAAAGAAACAATAGACCGATTATCTACAAAAGAAGGATTTGTAGACTTCACTAAACAAGAGGCGTTATCAAATGCAGTAAATCTAGCAGGAACTAAATATTCTCAAGCGGGTAAAATGATGACAAGATTGAGTGTGATAGCTTTATATAATTCAAATTTGCTAGACGAAACGCAAAAGAAAGACCTTGCCAATTTTGCCGAAGCGCAATTATATATGTACTTTAATAAAAAAAGTTTCCGTAAAAGTGATGCGCAATCCGAATTTTACAATGTCATACCTCATTTAAAAGAAGCGTCTGATATATTCTATCGAGAGGTGAAAGGCGAGGAGGGTGTAACAGCATTGCTTAAAGAAGCTAGAGAGAAAGGCGTAGAGGGATTGACTAAAGACAAACAAGCACAATTATCGCTATTGAAGAACTTTATACATACCACAAATATTTTATTGTATTCGCAAGGAACGCAATTGCCGTTCTCTAAAGATTTCGTAAAAAGTTTGGAGGTTCAAATAAAAGAATTAAACAAATAATTTAGCTAAAAAACACTACTTTTGAAGTATGAGAAAACCACTAATAGACAAGAGTTGCACAAGCAAAATAGAAACCGCAATTAAATACGAACTAGGTCACTTCTACCTATATAAACATCTAGCTATATGTATGCAGGCGGTGGGGTACTTTGGGGCAATGGATTACTTCTTAGCTGAAAGCAAAGAGGAGAACGACCACGCCTTAAAGCATATTAATTTCCTCAATGATATGGGCGTGATGGCGAAGTTGCCTTCTCTTTCGCCTGAAAAGGAAGTACCTACTGAATTATACGAAGCATTAGAACTAGCTTTTGAGAATGAAAAAGACCTATTGGATTACTACAAGTCATTATACAAAGAAGAAGTGCTAGAGAACCCTGAAATAGCCGAACACTTAAACTTCTACATCAAGACCCAAGTAGAAGCGGTAGGATTTTACGGAGATATGCTATCATTGATGGAGAGCGAGAAAGATAACAAAAACGTCTGTATGATTGTGGATAGCAAATTAAAAAAGTTAGCCTAAAAATATTAAATTTGCATAGTAAAACCCACATAAAATGAACCCTAATGTACGCACCGTAACAGACTTAACCACTATTCCATTATCTGTTGCTCAAGCAGGTACATTAACCCCTTTTGCGGGCGATGTTCTCTTACTAGAATATAGTGGAACGGCTGCTGCTTTAGATGCCATTCTTGTACAAGCGGGCGCAAATAAAGAGCAACAAAAAACAAGTTTATGGGTGTGGGATGGTACAAGCACCGCACCGTTTAATATTACAGCGTGGTTTGGTAAGTTTATTAAAGTGGATAGAGATGCTTCTGCCTACACGGGCGACTTTAACCTTATTGACAGCAAGTTATTCGGTTGGGAAGTGATTAGCACGGGCGATGGCACGGGTACGGTATCGGGAAGCGCAATAGGGGCATTAAATACTATTTCATTTAAGCCTATTACTGATTTCTTTATTGACCCCGTAGTAGTAGAGGGTAACGCAGGGGATAATCTCACGGTGCTAGAGTTCTATAATTTACAATCAAATTCAAGTAGCAATGTAAATGGTGTAGTTGCAACAAATATAGTATTCAGTCAACTTGAAACATTAATATCCACATCGCAATTAATAGCAGGAAGTTGGTATAAAATTACAGATTTCCAAACAGCTCATTATATTCAATTTTCCGATAGCATAGGTGATGAAGAAATACATACAGGAGCAATAGAGCCAATGCTTGTTCAA